CCGATGTCGAAGGTTTTGCATCCGTTGCATTTCCAATCGTTCGCCGTGTATTCGGTAACTTGATCGCTAACGATCTCGTAAGCGTTCAGCCAATGAGCCTCCCATCGGGACTCATTTTCTTCCTTGACTTCACAACAGATGCTGCTGATAAGCTTGGATTCCCTGCTTCTACTTCACTTTACGGTGGAGGAAAAGTTGCTAAGGGTATTGCAGATGGTATTAGCCTTGATGCTTCCGGTGCAACTTCTGGTCTTATTGAGCAAGGTCCTTACAGCTTGAACAACGGATATGCTAGCCCAACTGGTTCTGCATTGTTCGGTGTTGTTGATGCTAACCTTATCGCTGGTACTGGTTCTGCTGGTGACAACGATCTTGATAAAGCAATTCGTTTTGACCCAGATCTTTCTGGTTCTGCTGTTGTTGTATGTCGTATCACTGGTTCAAGTGCCGATGGTATTAAGCAGCTTGATACTAATAACTTGGTAGCTATTCAGGTTACAGGTTCTTTGAAGTACGGTCAGCTTGTTAGAAGACTTTCTACAGTTCACTCTGCTTCTACTGTATTGGATGATCCAAGCAGCGCTAACTACTCTGTTCAGTTGGTTTTCAAGTCATACGGAAATGACTTTAATGACAATCTTGAAAGAGAGTTGAAAACTGCTAATAGAAATCACCACCTTGATCTTGCATTACCGCTTCAGGATAACTTTACAGCTGCTGATGCAACTGGTGGAGTTGTTGGTGCTCCTCTGTTCGCACTTGAAAATGAAACAGCGATTCCAGAAATCGACATCAAAGTTGATTCCATCGCCGTTACAGCACAGACCAAGAAGCTCAAGGCTAAGTGGACTCCAGAATTGGGTCAAGACCTTAACGCTTATCACAACCTTGATGCAGAAGTTGAGCTTACAAGCATTCTTTCTGAGCAGATCGCTCTTGAGATTGATAGAGAGATCCTTAACGATCTTATCAACGGTGCTAAAGCAAAGACTCTTTACTGGTCACGTCGTCCGGGTCGATTCCTTGACAGAAGCACTGGTGCTCAAATCGGTGGCGGATTGGACAACGAATCCTTGATGGGTGCCGACTTCACTGGTACTGTTTCCGAATGGTATGAAACTCTTGTTGAAACCATCAACGATGTTTCTGCTGAAATTCACAGAAAGACACTCCGTGGTGGAGCTAACTTCTTGGTATGTTCACCAGAGGTTGCTAACATCCTTGAGTTTACTGCTGGATTCCGTGCTTCCATCGGAAACGACTATGCAAACGGAACTGTTGGTGCAGTTAACGTTGGTTCATTGAGCAAGAAGTTTGATGTTTATGTGGATCCTTACTTCCATAGAAATGTTATTCTTGTTGGACGTAAAGGTGGATCGTTCCTTGAGAGCGGTTATGTTTACGCACCATACGTACCACTTCAGGTAACTCCAACCATCTTCGGTGTCGAGGACTTCGTACCTCGTAAGGGTGTCATGACACGCTACGCCAAAGAAATGGTGAGACCTGATATGTACGGTCTTGTTATTTGTCGTGACCTTAACGGCTAATACCAACAGGTTTTAAACACACTAAGAGCCTCGTCATTCATTTGGCGGGGCTTTTTTGTTTTCTATCTGCCTTAATCATGATCGACAACTAATTACTATGATACAAGTGTGTCAGGGAGAAACAATTAATGGCTTACCCAACTTTAACACCTTCAAGCACAACTAGTGTTTCTAGGCTACCAATAACTGGAAATGTAGACAACGTTAATAGTTCAGATAACCCTCTTCCATATGGGGTGTATATTGATCACGCATCCTCGCACCATGCGTTGCAAGCTTTTGTAACAGGAGCGGTAGATCAAGTTGCTTACGTATACAAAAAACTTGGTGGTGAGATATTAGACTTAGAGATTACAGAGTATCAAGTTTACGCTGCCTACGAAGAGGCATGCCTTGAGTATTCTTACCTTGTAAACGTACATCAGGCTAAAAACACACTGGGCTCTCTTTTGGGCGCAAGCACAGGATCTTTTGATAATGATGGACAACTATCGGGATCACACTCGCTTAGTGGATCTAGTCTTGAGCTAAGATATCCAAAATTTGATTTTCAATATGCAAAAAGAGTTGGAGACGCAGTATCAACAGAGACAGGCATTGGAGGAACTACACCTATATACTCTGCTTCGTTTGATACGGTAGTAGACCAACAAGACTATGATTTACAGAACATTATATCTAGCTCGGCAGCAACAGACACTGCCGTTCCATATTTTGAGAAAGTTGGAAACAAAAGAGTAACAATTAGAAAAGTTTTTTACAAAAGCCCAAATGCAATGTGGAGATTTTACGGGTACTATGGTGGGCTAAATACAGTAGGAAATCTTTCTTACTATGGTCAATACGCTGATGACTCAACTTTTGAAGTCATACCAACTTGGCAAAACAAATCTCAAGCCATGGCATTTGAAGATTCGCTATATACCAGAGCCTCTCATTATTCCTATGAGATAAAAGACAATAACTTAAGATTATTCCCAAGCCCAGTTTCAGGTGGACCAACTAAGTTTTGGGTAGAGTTTAATGTTGATGTAGATCCATGGACAGAAGATGACAAAAAGCAAGATGGGGCAAGGGGCATTAATAATATGAGCACCCTCCCCTTTGAGAATATTCCATATGATAGAATAAACTCCATTGGTAAGCAGTGGATTAGAAGATTTGCTTTAGCATTATCTAAAGAGATGCTTGGAATGACTAGAAGCAAATTTGCTAGCATACCGATTCCAAATGAGAGCGTGACTCTAAATGGTCCTTCGCTTGTCACGGAGGGAAAAGCAGAACAACAAGCCCTAAGAGACGAACTTAAAACGGTGCTTGACGAGCTTACATACGAAAAACTTGCAGAGAAGGACAGCAACGTGAGCGATTCTTCTCAGAATATATTGAAAAACATTCCACCATCACTATACGTAGGATAGAATAAATGGCAGATAACAAATGGTCACAACCTGATGCTCCACCTCCTCCCTTATTTACTGGAGAGAAAGAGAGAAATCTAGTCAAGCAGATTAACGATGAAGTAATCGAGCGGGTCATAGGGCAAACTGTCCTTTATTATCCTATAAGTCTTGATAAAACTAGCTTTCATTCTTTGTACGGAGAATCAATCAACAAGACATTTCTACCGCCAGTTAGAGTATATGCTCTTATAGGATGGGAAGGGCAGGAAACAAACACAGCAAATATGGGTGTGGATAAAAGATCGTCCATCAATATTTATTTTCACAAACGAAGATTGACAGAAGATCAAAACCTTTTTGTTAGAGAAGGTGATTTTGTTTTGTACGGCAAGTTTCACTATGAGATAGTGACTTTGAACGAACCTAGAGAATTGTTTGGTCAAGTAGATTACAAATATGAAATAATGGCTACGTGCAAGAGAGCTAGAAAAGGAACATTTAATGCCAAGTAATAGCAAATATACAGGAGTCCCATCAGAGGATAAGTCAAAGCTAGATGATGATTTGCATTTTTCTCCATCAACTCTTGAGACTCTAGACTATGCCATTTATGATTACATAAATGATAGCCTCGATTTGCATGCCACCACTAATACAGGCTGGAAGAAGACTCCAGTGGTATGGGTTTCATCAGAAAGATCTTTCCAAATAAAAAATAACAAGGAATACAGAGACGAGGAAGGCTTGGTTATCTTGCCTGTTGTAACTATAGAAAGAACTTCTGTAACAAAAGATTTAAATAGCAAAGGTGCTTATTATGGGGATATGTTTCCTATAGGATCTCAAAAAGAGAAAGGTGGCTCTTTGATTATTGCTAGAAGAATAAAGCAAGACAAGACTTCAAACTTTGCAAATGCTGATGCAAATAGAAGATACAACGATGTAACTGCTCCAAAGTTTGTTAGGAAAACAACTAAAAAAGTTGTGTATGAATATGTGTCCATACCTCCAATAGTTTATGTAGATGTAACATATTCCATAACACTTAGAACAGAGTATCAACAGCAAATGAATGAACTAGTTCAACCATTCATAACAAGACCGGGAATCATCAATAGCTTTTATATTGAAAGAGATGGTCACAGGTATGAGTCATTTGTCCAGAGCAACTATGACTTATCCAATAATGTGTCTGATATGACTACAGAAGAGAGAAGGTTTGAAACAAAAGTGGATGTGAGAGTTCTTGGATATTTAATTGGAGAAGGACAAAATCAAGATACCCCAAAGTTTTCTATAAGAGAAAATGCCGTCGAAGTTAGGATTCCTAGAGAACGTGTTGTGTGGGATGATCCAATCGCTGTTAGTGGCGATGGGATGACCGATAGGCAAAATACATCAGTGGATGGCAAGTATAGAGAATAATTTTGGACTTTCATAAAACGCAGCACTATTTATTAGAGAAATAAATTCGTCAAGAATATTAGACGTTTCAAAGGAGAAAAGAATAAAATGTCGGCAAAAGATTTTAAGTTTGTTTCACCCGGAGTTCAAGTTGAAGAAATCGACAACTCCCAACTCCCTGCAATCCCAGATGCCATTGGTCCTCTTGTGATTGGTAGATCCCGCCGTGGTCCTGCGATGCAGCCCGTAAAAGTAGACTCTTTTTCAGAGTTTGTAACTATCTTTGGAGATCCTGTTGCTGGCGGAGAAGCTAGTGACTTGTGGAGAAGTGGAATCCCATCTGCTCCAACATTCGCAGCCTATGCTGCTCAAGCTTGGCTAAAAAATAGCACTCCTCTTACTTTTATTCGACTCCTTGGCGATCAATCTCCTGATGCAGCAAGTACTAGTGATGCAAAAGCTGGATATAAACCAGCCAGCCCATCCGGTCAGACCGGTGGTGGTGCATATGGATTATTCTTATTCAACTCAGGAAGTGACTTAACTATGACAGGTAGTGGTACAGAGAGTGTTGAAGGAACCTTGGCAGCTGTTTTCTACACAACCGCTGGTGCAGTCACTCTTTCAGGCACAATCCGTGGTGGTGCAACTCAGACAGATGATGGAACCCTACACATTACAACCACATCATCTAATACTTTGGTCATTGGAACTGGCAAGCAGTTCACAGCGCAAGTGTTTGACGGTACAGGTGGAGCGGCGGGAGCAGCT